TGTTCAACGTCAACACATTCGCACCGTTGATGCGTCAGAGCGTGAGCGTGTCGCCGTTTCAAAGCTACGACGCCTATGGTGATGCTAGCTATGGCTCGGCTGTTGCGTATGAGTGTGCGGTAGTAGGGAAGTCAGAGAAAGTGCTTGGCGCTGACGGGCAGGAGGTCTTGAGTCGTCAGACTGTATATCTCAAGTCGGACGCGCCATTGCGACCGGAGGACAGGATCACGCTATCGACTGGCGACGTTGGGTCGACAGAGAGTTATGCGATCAACCCAACCATCTTGTCGATAGGACGCTTTCCGTTTGGCGGGTCGCAAGGATGCACTGTGGTGTATCTCAAGTGAGGACGCATGAAAACTGTGACACTTCGTCTTTCGTCCGATGCGAACAAGTCATTGCTTGCGCTGGCAAAGAGCTTCGACATGCCCCGCAATGATGCGCTGTCGTGGATCTTAGTGGAGACGGCACCACCGCAAGTGCCGAAGCGTGGCAAGACGACTCGTTCAGAGTCGCTGGCGCTTGAGGTTAGCGATCAGGCACACGTCGTACTGACACGTGTCGTGTCTGCGAATGAGTCATCTGCTAGCGTTGTCGTTGAGGCTTATCTCGGTCGGGAGTATCGCTGATGGCGAAGTACTTCGGCAAAGAAACAAAGCAGGTCAAGACGGTCAATACCGTCTCGCCTGGATTGGCAAAGCTGGTGAAGCAGTTCCCGCAATGGGCAGCACAGGCGTTGAACGAAGAAGCCGAAGAGACGATGGCCGCATCGAAGGAGCTTGTCCCTGTCAAGAGTGGCCGTTTGAAGAGAAGCGGGCGAGCTAGGCACGCCACGCCCAAGCACTTGATGGCATGGCTCACCTATAGCACTGACTATGCGCTTGCGGTGCACGAGATCCCAGCACCACCAGCGAAGTCGTCACCGGGTGGTCGGTCGGCAACGCACGAGTCGCCCACGCAGTGGAAGTATCTGGAGACAGCGGTGAACAGCCGTGCGTCGATGTTCTCCAAGCGCATCGCAAGTGAGATGAAGAGGAAGCTGGCTGCTTCAACAGCAGGAGTGTGACGTGTTACTTGATGACATCTCTGACTTGCTGTCGACGGGTGGCGTGACGACGACCATCTACAAGGGGTTCATGCCAGAGCAACCGAACGATGCGTTTGTGCTGACTGAGACGGCAGGGCAAGGTCCGATCCACGCGATGTCGACGGGACCGGGACAGGCCACGATGGAGGTGGCTGGCCTACAAGTGCGTCGCCGTTCGCAGAGTTACGCTACAGCACGACTAGGAATGCAATCGGTGATGGATCTACTGGATGGCTTGAAGGAGCGCACGGTCAACGCCACGCGATATTCCTACGTGGCTGCACAGCAGACACCGTTCTCTCTTGGTCGTGACGATGCGGAACGCACGATGTTTTCGGTGAACTTTTTGGCGTGGAAAGACCTCTCGACTGGGTGAATTTATGGCAACAGTAATCTATACCGACGCGAAGTTCTTCCTTGGCGGTTACAACCTGAGCGCTGATCACAATCAGATCGGCTTGGACTACTCCTCCGAGATGCTTGATGTAACTACGATGGGAGACTCGACACGCATCCATGCGGGTGGTCTTGATACTGCTACGGTCAATGGAACAGGCTTCTGGAATGGCGGTTCTGGGAACGCTGATGAGGCGTTGTTCGGATTGATTGGTGAACCGAACTACAGACCGGAATACGCTCAAAAGGTGTTGACGTTGTTTCCTGACGGCATCGTCGAAGGCACATCCACGCTGAAGGGTTACGCCATGAAGTCGGTGCTGGCTAACTACAACATCGGCAACACGGTTGGCGACATGCTGACCTTCGACTTGACTGCCGAGAGCGCTGGCACTGACTAAGGGAGAAAGAGAATGGCGATTATCCGATCAGTGCCGTTGAAGGACGCCACGACAACAGCAATGACATCGTGCGGCGTCGGCACCGCGTATGACGTGGGCGGCGTGTATGCTGGCACGAAACTGTATGCCGGATTGCATGTTCTATCTTCGTCTACCGGTGGACTGCTGGTACGCATACAAGGTTCGTCGTCAAGTGGGTTCGGTGGTGGTAAGTTCACGAGTCATGTGGCGTTTGTGCAGAACAGTTGCAAATTCGGTGAATGGGCAACTCCGCTAACAACCGGTACCGTCACATCAACGCATCGGAAGTTCTGGCGGGCAGAGTGGGGCATGACGACAAGCGGCGAGAGCTATAAGTTCCTACCGTGGATGGGTATTCAGTAAAGGGGAGCAAAGACGATGGCGACTTTGGTATATACGAACGCATTCATTCAGATCAACTCAGTAGACATGTCTTCGCACGCCGAGTCCATAGGGCTTAACTATGCCTCGGAAATGCAAGACGAGACGGCAATGGGCGATAGCACGCGAACCCGTAAGGGCGGACTGAAGGACTGGTCTATCGACGTGAACTGGCACCAGAACTTTGCTGCCGGTGCTGTCGATGCGACACTGTTTGCACTTGTCGGCACGACGGTGTGCGTGGAGATGCGACCGCAGAACATCTGCTCCACGGCAATCAATCCGATCTTCAGTGGTATCGGTGTGATTGAGTCGTACAACCCGATGGGTGGCAGTGTTGGCGCATTGCTTGATGCGCCGACTACTATTCAGTCGGCTGGCAGCTTGTCGAGAGCAACTGCGGCTACGTAGTGAGAGCCACCGGGCGCGTTGGTGAGCTTCGTTTTAGATACCAGACCGCTGCGCGTCTCGGGAAGTGGGTAGTGGAACCGGTGACCGGCACGGCTGGTCGCCGGTTTCGCATATCTGCCACAGTCGTGTTGTCCATAGATCCGTGGGTCACACGTAGCCCTTTGGATCTGTATCTGACGTTTGGAGCGTCGACGTGGGTCTGGCATGGCGTAAGTGCGCCAAGTATAGACACACATGTCACTCTTGAAGTCCCACACCCCCCAACCATCATACAAGGAGAATAAATGTCCAATCCGTGGTCAGTTGAACCGGAGGAGGAGAAGCTAGAACTCGTATGGGAAGACGGCGACATCGTTCGTGAGTTTTGGATCATGGTCAAGAAGCGTCTGACGATTGGCGAGAGTCGTCGAATGCTGAAGTCGATTAGCAAGGTGCATAGCAAACTTAAAGGCCAAGGTCAGGAAGCTGAAGCTCCTGAAGCGCAATTCGATTGGACTGAGTATTCATTTGCTCGTGCTATGACCTACATGATCGACTGGTCACTGTCTGACGACAAAGGCAACAAGATGCAGTTGAATCGAGCGAACCTTGAATCGCTGAATCAGACGGTCTTCGACATCATCGACAAAGCCATAGACACGCACGACACAGACCTCGCAGGTCGTGAGTCAAAAAAAATGCCCGCTGGTGGGGGGACGCGCAAGCCGACATCAGCGTGATGAAACGTATGGGGTGGTCGTGGCCGGAATACTGTGCGCTTCCGGTCACGTACCTTCCACCGTTGATTGAATACATCAAACGGTGTGACGACGAACAACGACGAGCGAACAAGGCGAGGAGGTAGCTAATCATGGCTCAAGAGGTAGGACGTATTCAGGCGATTCTTGAACTCAAGAATCACATGACTGGTCAGCTCTCAAAAGCCATGAAGGATGTCGACAAGACACAAGCCAAGTTCGACAAGATGGGCCAAGAGGCGATGCGTCTTGGCGGTGCGCTGACGGCTGGCGTCACCGTGCCATTGGTAGCCATTGCCGCACAGTCGGTCAGAACATTCGCTGCCTTTGAGAAGGAAATGTCTGGTGTCGCAGCCGTGACCGGTGCGGTAGGTGCAGACTTTGGAAAACTTGAAGGGCTCGCTAAGGAGATGGGTGAGACAACCATCTTCACGGCATCGCAATCCGCCGAAGCCATGCGAGCGTTTGGTCTAGCAGGCTTCACTACAAACGAGATCATGGCTGCGCTCGGTCCCACATTGAACCTTGCTGCTGCCGGGTCAATGGACATGGGAACGGCGGCAGATATCGCTGCGAAGGTAACTAAGGGATTCGGTATAGC